TTTATCTATATGATTATATGGGCAGATAATAAAAAAGGGCGACCTAAGCCGCCCTTTAATTTTGTTGTGATACTAATTATGCGCCGCCGCCGGTAACTAGAGTATTTACAGTTCTGCCTACAGCAGTACCAATACCTGTTCCTTGTGGAGTTTGAATTGCGTTATCGTATCTAATATTAAGTGCCACTGTTACAGCCTCAGAAGTAGCATAAGCCAACTGATTGTAGTTTGCACTCTCAAGATAACAACCATACAATTCAAAAGTCTCTAAAACTGTCGCTGTGTTTGCTCCATTACCACCATCGAGAATTTCGATTCTTGTAACGAATTTATAATCCGCACCTGATGCCGCACTTGATTGTTCAAAGAAGTCGAACTGTTTCTGTAACTGTTCGCCAACAAGTTTTTGAACATTGTTGCTTACATCTTCACGTAAGTTTAATGTAATTGGTTCCCAAGTATGTTTACCTGCCAAATATACACGTGAGTTATAAACATCAAGTGTAATTTGATCAAATGATACATTGGGTCTTGTTACGTCAACTACTTGTTTTGTTAACTCGGTAGTTGGAGTGGATACACCAAAGTTTTCAAGCGATACCCTAAAGCGGTATTGCAGTTTTGGCATTAACAAACCTTGAGAACTTGAACTTGCGTTACTGTCCAAAGGCACTGTTAATCTTGAGAGTGATGAAATTGCCATTATTTGCTCCTATTAATATTATTTATCATATTATAGTCCCGCTATCTCGCCAGTATTTTTAAGTCTTAGTGGAATGTAAATAAATTCTACTGCTTTTACTGGTTCAATCGCTATGTCTACATATAACTCGTTTCTGTCAATTCTTGAAGGTGTGTTATTTGATTCATCACACACTACCAAGAAGTCATATAACGCTCTTTGACCTACAAGTTCTAACATTAAACTATCTACTTGTTGTTTAATCTCATCTCTTGTAATCTTGTCATTTGGTTCAAAGATATAAGGTTTAGCAAGTTTGTTAAGTTGTGATCTTAAGTAAATCACAAGTCTTGCTACATTGATTCTATCTAATGAACTTGCATTTCTTGCTCTTGTCTTTTGTCCAAAGTTAACAAGTCCAGCACCAGTTAAGAATGTAATTGGGTTAACTGCATTGCTGTATAATGTATCTCTCTGACCTTCGTTAAGAGCAACTGTTTTAAATTCACCTTCAGCGTCAATGTAACCTGCACTTGATGCGTTAGTAATTCCGCCACGTCTTGTACCTGCTGGTGCAAACCATGGATAAGAAACTTGATCGCTTAGTGCAATAGTTCTTAGTATACCATGTGATGCTGGAACAACTACGTTGTTACCTGCGTTATCACTTGTGAATAAACTTGGGTAAAAAATACCTAAGTATTCATCATTTGTTACTAAACCGTTATCATTGTCTTCGACAGCACCTGCAACGTTAGTTGCCCAGTTGTTCAATGAAGTTGCATCAGGTGTTAATCTAAATGGACTATCACCAACAACAAACGCTGTTAAGCCTCTGTCATTGTTTAATGCAATCATTTCACCAATTAGTTCTGGATAACCTGGAGTTGCCATTAAGTTAAAGATTCTTGATTCGTTATCTCTAATGTCTTGGTTACTGTTCATTAGTGCTTGTAATGCTTGTACAACAACTTTACGCTGTGCTTTACGACCGAATGTACCTGAACCATCTTCTTGGTTAGCACTTTCAGTTACCCATCTGTGTGGATAGTAAGCACTCATTGATTCGTCGCTGTTTCTAATGTTATCTTCTGCTACGTCAATGTAGTTACGTACAAATTTCTTAACATTAAATCCACTTCTGCGTAGATTGTAAAGCATCATACCTTTTTGATATAGTGCTGGATCTGGAGCATCTGGATCTAAGTAATTAGAAGTTAGTAAGTCTGCAATAGCACCTTCTGTACCACTGTTTGCACCTGCTGTGTTATAACGTGCATCAGCAAATAGTACACCGTTGTCAGTTGATTGATCTGAACTGTCTCTTAATACCCACTTAAATGTACTACCGTTGTATTGATAAATTTGTGGATAGTTTTCTAAGTCTGCTGTTGATACCCAAACATCACCATTTTGTAAAGGATCACCATTTGACTGTACAGTTGGTTCAGTTGCACTAACTATTGGACCGTTTGGATCAGTATTGCTGTAGTTAATACTTCCTGATATAAAGTTTTTATATCCTACCCAAGTAGTACCATTATGAATCATAATGTCAACTTCGTCAACAATTGAGTTGTACCATAATGCACCATCAGCCGCTAAAGCGTTTGGAGCGTCATCGCCTGCTGTGTATGATAATACTTGCCAGTTTGAAGCCATATACTGCTTAGGATTAGTTGAACTGTCTGTTCCTGGTACATAGTATAAGTTTGATGTACCATTATTTGCATCAACGAATGGAGTAAATCCTGCAAGTGTAAATGCACCATTTGTATCAACTATTCTAAATTCACCGCCTTTAGCGTGTTCAATCACAATTTTGTTACTACCATCAACTGATGCAACGATATTTGTAAATCCTGCACTGTTGATTTGACCAGCAACTTCTTCAGCATCGCCTGAAACACCAGTTGTGTTAATTGATACTGTAATTGGAGCATTTAAAGCGTCTTGGTTAGTAATCGACTCTGCAATAGTAAATGAGTACGATCCTGCTGTAATACCACTTGAGCCAATAATGCTTGATACAATTTTAGTTGACCCAGTTGTTTTACGTTTAAAGATTTTAAAATCATACTCTGGTTGAGCACCTTCTGTCACATTTGATTGTGCATAGTAAGTGTCTATAGAAAGATTTGCACCGCCGCCTGTTGAGTCAAGTGCTTTAATTGCTTTCATGTTGTCAGCATATACAGGAACTGTTTTAGTTTCCCATAACGCTGTATCAGCATTAAACTCTTTAACAGAAAGTTTAGTACCTAAGTTTGCGTCTGTTGTTTTAAACCAGATCGAACCAGTTGGTCTTGGATTACCATCTGTTGATTTAAATTCTGGAATTGAAGTATGTGGACCAACGCTTAGACTTGGTGCATAATAAGTTTTTGCACTAAATCCTAATAATGCCATTAGGCCCGATCCTTCTGCAACAATAAGGTTTGTACCATCTGTTGAGAATAAGTTAACTCTACTGTCAGTTAGTGATGCACTAAATCCGTTTCCTGTTCCTGCTGTATTAATAGCCGTAACAGTTGTATTAATGTCTGCGGTTGCAGTAATAGTGTTTCCATTAATAGTCATTGTTTCACCGCCAACCAATGTTGGGTTTTGAGAACCTGTCGCTACTGGCCAAGATGCAATCCATGCGTCAGTTCCAACTTTCACCCAAGTACCATTTGAGTTTTTGTAGAAAATTTTGTTTATAGTAGTTGTAGCAACAACAACATAGTCCCCAATTTGTCCAACAGATTGTAAAGGGTTACCAGTTGCTTGTCCGCCAACTAATTTTGTTTTGTCTGTAATTACAGTTGGAACTTTGTTTGTAAATGTTTGTCCACCTGTTGATGTAGCAGGGTTACCGTTCCATTCAAAAATACCAACTCTTGAAACCTGTGTGTCAAACCAGTATGTTCCGTCTGCTGGATTTGCACTTGGTGCAGTTGCTGATGCTTGAAGTTGGTTTGTGTCGATATTTGCTCTTACTACCCACGCTCTGTTAGAAACGCCTAAGTATGAGTATGCCGCTTGTAAACCATATTCATTCAACTCTCCACCATGAATTGGATTGTTGTTATTGTCTGTATAAAATCTTGGATCTCCAAAAGTTTCTGAAAGATCTCTTTGTGAAGTTAATAAAAAAGGTACACCAGCATTTGCCGCTGTTGTTCCTCTTGCTGTCCCTGTGCCACTTGCATTTGCTTTATCTTGTGCAGTAGCAACGAAAATCATAGGGGTAGTACCTGGCTCAGCGGGAGTATAGAAACTCTCATCTATAACGCTGACCTGTACACCTGGTGATACTAAGTTTGCCATCTTGTGTTCTCC